TAAAATGCAACTTTTGAAAGCGAAAACTTATTATTATTAAATAGATCTGCTCCTGAACCTGTAACAAGCATGTCTAGTTTCTGAAGACCTAAAAACTTTGCATAACTAGATACTAGAGGATTTTTGTTTGATGATTGGTTTGGTTGCAAAATTGCATCAGATACAGTACCAGTCAGTGGAAGTGTTTCAGTCTTTACACCCCAGTAGTATCTATTGTCTGCCAGTTCTAAAGCACCAGGCTCACCGGTAAATGCAGGTGTAGCTGATTTATTAGTAGCACCTCTAGTCGCTTTAAATCTAAAAGGTAGGGGAGGCAAAATTGAACCAGACAATGACGCACCGGCAACTTGTATCTCTGCCAGTGAAGGGTCTCCAGATCCGGTAACATAAGCCAATCTGTTTCTAACACTACCACCGGCTAGCGTAGTGCTACTATCTGTCAGACTGTCATTTGTTTTAAGTGCAGGAATTCCTCTAAATCCAAAAGGTAAAGCGTTATCAGGAACCAAACCTTTCTCAACATCTGGGTTCATTACTATTCGAACATATTGTGATCTATTTGGACGCTTTCCTTCTACGTTTAGTCTTCTTTCAGATTCAGTTTCTGCATTAAAATTGTAATAGACTTTATAGTCACCAATTTTATTTGCAACATAGTTTTCATCAGTAGGGTCTAATGTACACAAAGGATACTGCTCAAGTATTTTGACATTAGTATCTGTGTCATTATAATCTCTTACAAGTACTGTAAATGTACCAAACTTATTTTTTGCATTCGTAGATCTTTTTAAATTAGATATCGATATCTTTACTCTTTTGTTTCCAACTTCACCATCGTCAAGTGACTCAAAGTGAAATAGATCATATTCTTTTGTCCCGAATGGTTGAGAAATAAAAGATGTTGTTTTAGCTGCAGTATAGCGAGTATCAAATCTACCGAAACCATCCCTAAATGATAAAGACGTATCACCGCTAGTACTACTAGTTGCTGACGAACCTGAGATTATTGCAACGGTTCCTTTAGACGCATTGTAAGTTACTCTTGCTAATTCATCTTCAACAGCAAAATCAGCGTATAATAAGTGTTGTTCTTCATGAAACTTATCAGGGTTTGTGTTTAAAAACTTTCCAATGTAGTGCTTGCTGGTAGGATTTAAAGAAGCTGTATAAATTCTTATACCTGGCTTTCCTTCATCATTTCCAAATGTTGAACCTAGTGCACTAGACAACACAAGTTTAAAAGTTCCGTCTGTTTCAAGAGGGGTTGTATTGTATGATGATATTTTTGCTAAATCGTCCAAATTATTAGTAGTAGTAGGATATGCTTGATCATGATCTAAAATTTGTAGTCTCGATCCTGTTGCGTTTAATATCATCGCTCTTATCATTTGTGATGATGTACTAGTATCAAATGAGTCACTATCAGTTAGCAAAGGATAACCGTTAACTTCATATTCATTAACATCGTGGGATGCAACTATAAATTGCACAGATCCTGCATGTCTATTTTCGCCTGTTATTGGGTTGGGTGTTTGGGAGCTAGCTGCTGTTCCTTTAATAATCAATCCGGATCTTGGCACAGTGCCCTTTGTTTCAAAAGCCTGGATATCAGCAGTTGAGTCTGCACCTCCTGCTCCAAGTACTCTAATAAACGTGACTGCAGTCCTATTAGCTAACCATTCCTTAACAGCAAACGGTCCGTATTGATCTTTGTTTAATGTTCCAAATTTTCTCTCAAAATCTAAAAATGATCCTAGAGTGACAGGAACAAAAGCAGGTCCTAGCTGAGATGTACCAATTATTCCTGCAGGTACACCTTGAATTTCTTTTGTTCTCTGAGTTAAATCAATTTCTCTTTCGAAAAAACCCGGAGATCTAAATGTTTGTTCTGCCATCAATCTCTCCTAAAATTACAATATATAAGTATCATAACATATCCTAATTATCTTTTTAATTATTCAAATTGACTGTCAATTTTTTTGACAACACGAGAGGAAACTATTGACTCTCCTGTTCTAGAGTTAGTATTTTTAATTCTTAAAAATTCTGATTCCCCTTCATTAGCAAAAGGATTATTTACAAATCTTTCTATCTCCTCATTTGCTTCTCCGCGTTGCACAGTTAACTCATTAATGTTTGTAATATCTGACAATACATGTCTAGTTACAGTTTCTTTATTTGTCTCTGGCTGATAATCTACTTTTACAGGTGAGTTAACTTGATTGTAAGTAAAATCAATAAAAGGAGCAGAAATAAAGCTTCTAGTTTGTGTTGGTAAACCCGGAGTTTTAGTATTAAGTATGTATCCTGGAACTGTCATATCAAAGTTATATTTAATAATTCTATCATCATCTGACATGCTGTCAAAATTATTATTAAAACTTATTGATTCTCCCATAAAAATAACTAGTTCATAACCACCGTCAGTCTTAACAGAAAATTCTGCACCCGGAACCTGTAATTTAGTTAAAAGGTACTCAATCATTTCATTTCCTTGGGTCATATACTGACACCAAAAAGTAATATCATATTTAAGTGCAACAAAGTACGGGTAAGGAACTTGAATAATTTCATAAATATTTGTATCTATTTGAGGTTTAAGATTAATCTGTGCACCTGGCGAAAAAGCATATCCTGTATTTTTTCTTCTTGATGTTGTATGTCCTTCTTTTGCAATTAACTCATTTGCAACATCAACAAAGTTATTTTTTGCCTTGACGTTATCTTGATTTTTAAGCCCTTGTTTATTAATTAAATTTTGAAAAGATCGATCTTTGTCGCTTAATCTTCTTTTGATCGTGTAATTTGGTTGTGCTCTAAAAGATATTGCTGTTCCTTTACCCGATTGTCCCGGGCTAGTATCGATACCTTGGCGAACAATCGATATTAAAGGTAAGATATTTGCATTATTTTTGTCTCTTAGCGGCTTTTTTCTACGGGTCAAAGCAAATCTTTCACCGGTTGAAAATATGACAGGTACACTTCTTACTTCGCCCTTAGAAGATATTTCAAATTGCAACTCTTTGTCAAAAAGGTTGAAAACAGCTCTGTCTATATCCTCTAAACCAATTGAAGGTAACTCAAAATCATCTGGTACGTTGTCGCCGTCAAAGTTTTTAATTAAAACTCTTTTTTGTGGTATGTTTTTCTTAGTCATAATTATTCATCATCATAAAACGAAGATCCGACATTTGTACTGTCTCCTTTTGATGATACCTCCTTCGGCCCTGTAATCGGTGTATCTAAGACACCGTTTTTCTGAAGATCTCTTACATCTCCTGTTGCACCCAGCTTGTTATTTTTAAAACCTCGTTGTTGCACAAACGTTTCTTGAACAGCATCATCATCAGTATAAGTTTCACTAGTAGGTCCAAAAACTTTTGAAAGAAAAAGATCTTTTCTTGACTGTCGCCCTGAAATTGTTATAAATCTTTCATGTTCAATTTGACCCATGATAATATCTGTACTTGGCGCTTTAGTAATTTCATAAAATACTGATCCATAAGAAATAAAATCACCTTCAAGTATTTCAATGCCTTTATCTAATAGATCTCTTGCCTGTATATACACTTCAATTGTAAATACTTTTTCGGATCCAAATCGATCAGTGACAACTTGTTGACCGCTATATTTTACTAAACAGTCTAATTCAATAGGAGTATCAAAGACCTTATCTTGGCTTTCTTCGTAAATGTCATGAACCTTTGATTTAAATTCTGAAATTTGAAACAAATATATCTTTTGACCAATTACATCTTTTATCACTTCTTTTGCAATGTCATTAATAAAGTTAATTTCTCTTGGTGTTATAAAAAGTCTTGGCATTGCATTATCCTATTGTTATTGCTTTTCCGTTAGGAATTGGTATGTATTTAAGTTGTTTTTGAATTAATTCTGATCTTGCTGATTGAACTTCCATAAGTTTATCATAAGTCATAGAGTCTAACATTTCTCTTAACTTCTCTTTTAGACTGTCACGATCAGTCCTACCATTACTTATCATATCTGAAGAGTTGAGAGAAACATCAGAATTAGGTATGGGGATGCTTCCAAACTTACCCCTAATATAACCTAGTTGCTCCATTGAAATAGCTAGAGTGTAACTTCTGATCCACTGGCGTCCTATACTGTTAATACGATTGTACTTGACATTTCCAAACGGTAGATTACTCATATTAGAAACGCCATGAATAGTATTGTCTTGATAAGAAGGAGATAAAGGATCAGGATATTGGCGTATTCTTAAAAATAATTTTGACTCAGTTGTCGGTATCGGGTAAATTCTAAAATTATTTCCTGATATCTTATAAGAAAAGTTAGACCGTCTTACACGATTAGACATGTCTAACTGACCACCTCTAAGTATATCTTCATATACAGGTAAGATATAAAATACAGTTTCAGGTGTAAATGATTCAAAACTAAACTC